GGAGGTGCTATGGCATCAACAATATTAGCAGATGTTAAACTGTCAATGGGCATCTCATCAAACGATTATGATTCAGACATTACAGCTACAATTGCATCAGCAAAACAGCAAATGTCAATGAGTGGTCTAAAAAATATAGATGATACAGATCCATTAACAGCATTAGCAATCCAGATGTATTGTAAAGCTAACTACAATTTCCAAGGTGATGCAGAACGTTGGGAAAAACGTTTTGAGCAGACAATAAATGGAATGGCAAAATCTACTGAATACGGAGAAGAAGCAGATGAGTCAGACTTGGAAACCAACTAGGACAAACAAAACTCCGTGGATGGATAAGATAAATCTTATCACAGTAACGGAGACAGTAGATGCAGATGGATATGTTACAAAGGTTGAGACCGAAAGAACTGTACGTTGTACATTTACTGAAGGAATCAACAGAAATGAGTTCTACGAAGCAATGAAGAGTGGAATGCAACTGTCAGCTGTTGTCGAAATGTGGCAAAACGAATATCAGAATGAAAAAAAGTGTACTTACAATAATAAGAAGTACAAAATCGTTCGGTCATACGAAACAGGAAGAGGAACAGTTGAACTTTCTCTATCTGGGGAGAAATAGTTATGAGTGTAGATTCAACAATAAGAACAGCATTAACACCTGTTGTTAGTGTTGTAACACCCAATAAATACGATGGTGAACTTAAAAATTATATTGTTTATTACTATAATTCTTATCCAGATGTTTTCGGAGATTCAACACCCAATGTCATGAGATATTCCATGTCAATTCATTGGTATTCAGAACACAAGGTAAACCCAAATACAACAAAGAAACAAATATGCCAAGCCTTGCATAATGCAGGGTTTACTTATCCAATTATAATTAACGCATCAGATAAATCTTGCCAACACTATGTTTTTGAATGCGAATTTATTGATGGAGAAGTTTAATGGCAACATTCAATGTAGAAGGAATTGATGAGTTAATTGAAGCATTTGATTCAGCTTCAAAGGTTCCAGAGGAAGTTAAAAAGATAGCATTAAAAAGCATGGGAGGAATCCTTGAGGATGCTATCCGTAATGAAGGAAGAGCAAAAGGAGTAAGAGACCCAGAGTCAACTACTCATGTTCTTGATTCAATTACATTAAATGAGCCAGAGATAACAGACGATGGTGGAAGCATTTATGTAACTTTCAAAGGTAAACGAAGAGATTCTAAACACAAAAAACCTACAAGGAATGCAGAAATTGCTTTTCTTAATGAGTTCGGTGTACCAGAAAGAAATATAGAACCTACCAATTTTATCAGAGATGCTGTTGAAAAGAACGCAGATAAGGTAAATGAGGCAGGTGCAAAAATCATTTTTACTTGGCAAGAAAAAATACTTTAAAGGAGTAAGATATGCCTTCATTCGATTTAAAGGGTATAAAAGTTGCAACTTATACCAATAACAATGGCACTATCTCTTATAGTGGAGCAACTACACTTGGAGATGCAATGAATGTTAACCTTACACTTAATTTCGCAGAAGGAAGACTCTATGCAGAGTCAACTCTTGCTGAATTTATGAAAAAGGCAACAGGTGGAACAATTTCCATTGCAACAAAATACATTCCAAAATCTGCACAGCTTATGCTTTTTGGTAACAGAGAAAAGACTCGCACATTTACCTGTGGTACAGCATCTGTTACAGCATCATCTTTGCAGACAGGTGGAAATGATATTCCAAAAGATGTCGGTGTAGCATTTTATGCACCAGACAAAGTTGATGGTGAGACAAAATATGCTGTTGTATTTATTACTAGAGCATTATTTGGACAACCTGCTTACAATTATCAGACAGCATCTGATAATATCACATTTAATACACCTACTATTACAGGTGAGTTCCTTGCAGATCACTCTTCAAATCGTGAAATGATTGAAATTGGTGTTTGCAATACAGAAGCAGAAGCAAAAGCATGGATTGATGCTGTTTTAGGTGCTTGATTTCCTCCAACAAACTAAAAGGAGCCAAACAAAATGCAAGATATAAGACTTAAATCATTACCATTTGAATATAATGGCAAGACTTATCATTTAGTCTGCAACTATAATGTAATTGCAGATATTCAAGAAGAATTTGGAGAGATTCCTAATCTTTTAAAAAATAATATCGCATTAAAAGCATATCCTGTTATTCTATCAGCAATGCTTAATGATTATGCTGATAGTATGGGGTGGAGTGAAAGATTTACACCTAGAGAGGTCGGTAGAACTCTTGATTTTAAGCATCTTCCAATAGAAGATATCAAAAATGTTGTAACACTTGTAATTGATTCATTATATGAAAGAGTTGAAAAAACTGAGGAGAATAACGAATCAAAAAACTGACAGAAGAGGTCGAGTCATCTAGAGAAGTTGACTTGACCTCTTCACTTGCATTATGGCTAATTCGGTATCATTTACCAGAAAGAGATTTCTGGAAATTAATGAATCCTGTTAGGTTATATCGAATTACTAATGAATACGTTAAAATAACAACTCCTAAAAAGGAAGAGAACAAAGATGTTTCTCTTCTAGATTATTTTGGAGGCACATAAATGTCAAAAACAGAAAGAGCAATAAGTAGTAAAGTTAAGATTGATGGAGATAAGGAGTATCGTCAAGCCTTATCTAACATTAACCAAGACTTGAAAACTGTTAAAGCTGAAATGTATAAGGTTTCAGCTGAATATACTAACAATTCCAAAACTGTTGAAGCATTAACTGAGAAGCATAGACTCCTTGAAACACAGGAGATGGCTCAAGCAGATAAAGTAAAGATACTAAAGGAAATGCTTGAGAAGGTAAATGCGAAATTTGGTGAATCATCAAAGCAATCTGCTGACCTTACTCAAGAACTGTACTATGCTGAAGGACAATGGGCAAAAACAGTTGCTGAAATTGAAAACTGTGATGATGCATTAGAAGATGCACAGAAGGGTTTTGGAGATTTCATGGAAGAAACAACAGGTCTGGGAGATATTCTAGATACTGTTGGCAATAAATTTGGAATCACCATTCCAGAAGGGATGAAAACAAGCCTTAATGGAATGGCAGAGTTCTCTGCATCATCTGTTGTTGCAATAGGTGCTGTTGCTACAGCTGTAAAACTTGTAGTTGATGCTGTTGTAGATTTAGCAGAAAAGACAAAAGAAGTTGCAGGTTATGTTGATGATCTAAATACCACAGCAACTACCTCTGGTATCGATACCTATACTTTGCAAGTCCTTAATTACATGGAAGACCTTGCAGATACAGACGTTAGCACAGTAACAGGTGCTATGACCAAGCTAACAAAAGCTATGGATAGTGCTTCAAGTGGAACCAAAGGAACAATTGAAGCATTTGAAAAGCTGGGTGTTACTTGGGATGATGGTTTTGGTAATTTAAGAGATTCACAGGATGTATTCTGGGAGGCAATAGATGCTCTTGGTCAAATGCAGAATGAGACCGAGAGAGATGCTGTTGCTATGGACTTGTTTGGCAAGTCAGCAAAAGAACTAAATACACTTGTAGCAATAGGTTCTGACGGATTCAGAGAGTTTGCTGATGAAGCTGAAAACGTAGGTTATATAATGAGTGAAGAGCAGATGAAAGCACTCAATGACTATAACGATGCGTTAGATAGAGCAACAAAACAACAAGATGCAATTAATCAGCAAATGGCATCAATAATGGCACCTGCTTTACAAAAGCTAACTGAAGGTTGGAGCAATTTAAAGACAGAAGGTCTTCAGCTAATAATTGATAGTGGAATAATTGATTTTCTAGCAGATGTAATTGAAGTAATTGGAGTAGTTATTGATTTTGTTGGAGATATGATTGAGGTTTTAAATGCCTTAATGCATCCAATTGAGACTCTAAATGAACTATTTGGTATTTCAAATACTACTGTAGAAGAAAACGCAAAATTAACTAAAGAAGCAACAAAAGCACATAAAGAACAAAAGTCTGCACTAGATGCACAGGCAACATCTGCTGATAATGCAACAAGAGCAATGAAACAACTGACTCAAGAACAGAAGAATTATCTAAAATCAGTTGGAATAACAGCAGATAATATAGGTACCATTGATGGAAACTATGTACAGGCAATTAAAGGTTATGATGGAACTGTTAATTACTATAATGTAGATACAGCAGATTACTCTTGGGCAGATAAGATAGATTGGGGAGATTCCAACTCTGTCGATATGCGTACTAAACGCAATGCTTCTGGATCATACAACTTTAGAGGTGGTTACACATGGGTTGGTGAGAGTGGGGCAGAGTTAGTTAAATTACCTTCTGGTTCACAGATATACAACTCACAGGATTCACGAAACATTGGTGGTAATACATTCTATGTGACAATAGATGCAAAGAATGTAAAAGAGTTCAATGATATTGTTGCTATGGCACAGAATAGCAGAGTAGCATCAAGAATGAGAGGTTAAAAATGTCAACTGTTATTAATGTACCAATTAATGATATGTGCATTCGTGAAATAGAACCGAATGCGAGTCCTTGGAGTAGTATACCAAGGGAATGTACATTAGATTGGTCAAGTTATAGTGACCAGTTCTTTTGCAAATTAAGCCCAATATCAAGTGCATATAATACAAAGATCATTGAAAGAGCCGTAATAAAAATGTCTGTTCATGGTGGTAGATATTACTATGGTAGCACTCATGATATAGAGCATACATCATACAGAACTATGGAACTTTCAATATGGGGAATAAAAGAACCATGGGATTCATCAACACTTTGTATTAGTAATACACCAAGAACACAATTTAATGCTTCTGATACAACTTATTATTGGTATGGTAGATTAACTTATGTGCGTGAATTTATTGACCAATTTGAAGTAAATGAAGGAACAATATCACTTCAATATGATAGTGAAAAACTCCGAGAACTAATAACTTATGGATTCTACTTTACATGGTGTAGAAATGTAACAGAACCTCAATATGGTGATCCTGTATATCCAGCTTTTATTTCCAAAGGAACAGATTTACCAACATTAGAATTAACCTTAAGCGATACTGATAATACATTAAGTGTTGGTTCTTGTTCACCTACATCTGGGTATAGAGCAAAATATAATGCAAATACTTATACTTGGTCTACTTTAGAGAATAACTTTAGTGCATATGCACCAACTGTTACATCTAGTAAATTTAGATGGAGAACATCTTCTAGTGCAACACCAACTGTTATAGATTGTGGTACAGCATTATCTTATACGATGCCTGCAAATACAGTATCAACAGATACATTTGAATGGTCTGCTGAAATAACAGATAATACAGGTCATGTAAGCACATCTGATTGGTACACGATTAGCACTTTAGAAGCAACATCTACAGCAACAATTGTTGAACCTAAAAATGTAACTATTGATGGTTCGTCTGCAAATAGGTTTGAGTGGTTGCATAATATTTCAACAGGAACATCACAGACTAAAGCAGACTTACAGTATTCAACAGATAATGGTTCTACATGGACACAGTTTGCTACAGCAATTGGTTCTTCAACTAATACTATTATACAGGCAAATACATTTATTGCAGGTTCATATATATGGAGAGTTAGAACTTACAATACTGATAATGTTGCAGGTAGTTGGTCTGAAACTAAACCATTTACAGTAATTGCAAAACCAACAGTTAGTGCTGTTACATCAGAACAGAATCCAAAACCTAAAATTACTTGGCAAAGTGCAGGGCAACAGGCATATAGAGTTTACATTAATGATGTATTTGATTCTGGAGTATTATTTGGAACAAATAATTACTACAACTTACCTATATACTTGGATGATGGTACATATACAGTTAATGTTATAGTTCAAAATAGCTTTGGATTATGGAGTGATGAAGGTTCAGCACCTATAATTGTTAATAATACAGCAGGAACACCTATGACATTAATTGGTATTAATAGTAGTGATGGTATTGTGCTTTCGTGGACATCTGTACTTTCGTATGCTTATTATGTGGTTTATAGGGATAATGTTCCAATAGCTAAAATAAGAGATAATACATTTACAGATCATATCGCACTTGGACAGCATAGTTATTTTATTAGAGGAATTTATGCCAGTTCAAAGAACTATGGATTATCAAATACAATAGATGCTGACATTTCTGTTGATGAATTAATGATTACAAATCTAGGAACATATGAATCATTATCAATAGAATTAACTGATTCATCATATGCTGAATTATATGTATCTGATGAAATACAAAATACATCTATATATATATCAGCATCTGATTATCCAATTAATGAAATTTCTCATTTTAAGAGTAAATCGATTAGTTTTGAATGTGCATTTACTAAAAATAGTGATTTGTCTAAAAGATTTAAAAATATGTTAGGTAAACTAGTTTGCATCAAAACTACATCTGGAACATCTGTTGTAGGAAATTTATTACAACAGCAGAAAAGAGAAAACTATTTCTTTGAAAAATATAGTTGTATTTTAAATCAGACAAATTATGGGGAGGAAATACAACTGTGAGTATGAGAAAAGTTGATACAAGGGTTGATGTTTATAGAAATGGTGTAAAGTTCTCTGAATTAGCAATTGTATTTGCTCCTACTATACAAATGTCATATGACTCACAAATTAAATCTTCGATGAGTGGTCAATTTCTCAATAATGATAAAGTAAATTGGTTATCAGATACATTAGTTCCTGTAGTAATAATTGATGATGTTGAACATCAGTTAGGAGTTTTTTATCCTGCAACAATCGATACAACTAGGAATAATGGATTAGTGGTTTTAAATGTAGAAGCATATGATACATGTTGGAGATTAACTTGCAAAAGAGCATCTACAACATATCATATTGATGCAGGAACTAACTATATTACAGCAATTGAGAATTTATTGGTTGAATGTGGAATAGCAAAAATAATTAAAACTCCTACAAGTAACACTTTAGCTGAAGACCGAGAAGATTGGGCAATAGGTACAGATTATCTAACAATAGTTAATCAGTTGCTAGATGAAATCAACTATAATGAATTATGGTTCAATAATGAAGGGTATGCTGTTCTTGAACCAGATAGCATTATGGATATTAATTATGTTAAAAGAACATATGATTATTATAGTTCGGATTCCATGATGCTTGATGATTCATCAATCAGATTAGAGTTATTTGATGCTCCCAATGTATTTAAGTGCGTGTGTGCAAATCCAGATAAGTCTGATATTCTTATTGCTACAAAAACAAATAATAATCCTGCATCTCCATTCTCCGTGGTTAATAGGGGAATGGAGATTTTAAGTGTTACTGAAGTAGATAATATTGCATCTCAAACTGAATTAGATGATTATGCACAAATACTTTGCAATGAATCTATGTTTAGTGGTAAAGAAATGAATCTTACTACTTTGATTAGATCAGATTGTAGTTGCAGAGATGTAGTTGCAATTAATCACCCAGATTACACAGGAATATGTATTGAAAACGAATGGTCAATAACACTAGAAACAGGTGGAACTATGACTCATGTGTTACAGACTCAACCTATTGTAATAGTCAAAGAAGAACCTGTTGGTAATGGTGCTATTGCAGGTGTTGCTATTGCAGGTATTTCAATCGTAGGAACATCTTGAGGTGAATTATGGGCAATATATTTGTTAATAACGCAAAGAAAACTAATTATGAATATAAACTAGCAAAAATCGCTTCAGTAGGTAATTATAAAGCTACTCTTATTTTTGCAGGAGAAACAACAGCATCAACAAAGCAATATAGAGCAAACTACTGGTACAATTTGCATGTTGGAGACAAAGTTATTGTGCAAAGAATTGGTGGAACATATCAAATTGTAGGAAAATATTGGGCATAAGGAGGCTAATAATATGAGTTTAACTCCTGTAATTTATGTCGATAACGAAACAGTTATCGGTGCAACAAACCTAAACGCAATACAGGATGCAATTCTTGCCAATGAGCAAGGACTTGCAAATAAAGTAAATACATCAGACTATAATCCATCAGCAAAAACATCTGAAATGACACAAGAGGTCGGCAAAGATTCAAATGGTAAGCTATGGACGAATCCTAGTGGTGGTGCAGGACTTGTTATCAAAGGATATTATGCAACACTAGAAGCATTGCAACAGGCTGTGCCAAATCCTTCGCTAGGTGACACTTATGGGGTAGGTTCACAGGCTCCATATGAGATTTACATGTGGAGTGGTTCAACATGGGTAGACAACGGAACTATCAAAGGAGAAGATGGTTATTCTCCTGCTGTTACGATCTCCCAGACAGCAACAGGACATGATGTAACAATTACAGATAAGACACATCCTTCTGGACAGACATTTTCTGTTGATGATGGTGAACAAGGAGATGATGGTTTTTCACCTGTTGTTTCTTCGGCACCTATCACAGGAGGAACAAGAGTGTCTATACAGGATGCAACGCATACAGAGACATTTGATGTTCTTAATGGTACAGGTTCTGGAGACATGCAAGTATCTGTTTATGACCCACAATCTGCTGTAGCAACAGCAGGAGGTATTCCAGAGTATGTCAACGAAAATGGTGGCAAGATTGACCATATTCAGCTGAACGGAACAGAGCAGGCAATCACTAATAAGACAGTAAATTTGACTCCGTATGCAACGGATGTAGCTTATGGAGAGAGCAATGTAGGTGCTGAACTTGAGTCACATTCGTCACAGATTGTTCTCTTGAATACAACTGTAAGTGGTCACACAACAGACATTCTAAATCTTCAACGAAGAACTAAAAATAATATAACATCTAATCTTGCTAACCTGCCTACAGCTATAGCACAGCAAAATCTTGAAAAGTACGGATATGCCATTGGCGATTATTTCGTTGGTTCAAGTGGTTACACCTATTGGCTTGCAGACATGGATACATATTATGGTGGATATAATTCATATGCTGTTGTCAGCACTCATCATTGTGCCGTTGTTGTAGACACTAAATCCTCATCTCAATGGGATTCATCGAGCACAGCACCTAGATATGATGCGTCAGTTTTGCATGCATATTTAAGTGGTACAGTACTGAACAATGTTAAGAGTGACCTGAATGCTTTATTTGGAAGTTGGTCGAGTCACATCATCTCGCATGAAATGTTAGCTAATGGAATTGGAACGTGGGGTTGGAGTGGTGCGAACTACATTCGAGCAATGACGGAATTAGAAGTCTGCGGCTCAAGGGTTTGGAGTGCTGATGGTTATCAGCAAGGTGAAGCAGTGAAACAGCTTGAACTATTTAGAAAATTTAGGTTCAATGAGATTTTCGGAAATACTTGGTTTTGGTTGCGTTCTCTTTACTCGTCTTCCGGTGCGTGCCGTGCGAACGACGACGGTAGTGCGATCTTTGACGGGGTGACCCACTCTGCCCGTGCGTCTGGGCTTATATTATTGTATTAAACATTCGGTGGGGTTTATCCAAAAGGAGATTATATATGAAATTTATTATTAGAACAGATAGTGATAACTATGTTATAGGGTTAGATTTGAATCCTAATGGAGTTGAAATTCCAACTGAAGTTTACGAATCTAGATATTTAACTTGTTATAAGTACATCAATAGTGAGTTCATTTTTGATGAAGAAAAA